TTCAAGCGTCTTGCATCCTTGGAAAGTCCTGCACTCTCCGACCACGGACTCTTGGACATCGTAAGCGTGGACGCGGATGCTCTTGATGCGACAAAATCCTGTGATGGTCAAAGCCATCTGAACTTCGTACAAGTTGCGAGTCGGGGTGCTGGTGGTTGAATTGCACGATGTATCTTCCGGGGTTGGAAGCCGCATCTTCGGCCTGTACTGAGGCTTGAAGTTAGCAATCGGACAAAGGTTATCGCACTGATTTGTTTTAGCGCATTCCGACCAATTGGCCCAATCCAACCATCCAGGATATTGGTCGGGCCGATACTGAACATTGAACGCAGCGGTTCCATCAAGCGCATCGATAAAGATGTCTCCTGAATCAAGTCGCTTGAGTCCAAACGGAATCTCGAAGTTGTAAGCCCTTGTCTGGACCAACCACTCAATCCGGCTTGGTCCATTTGCAACGCTATTGTCATCTTTTTCCGACTTGCTGATTTCCCAGAATTGAATCGCCCCGTCCGCTCCGCGAGCAAGGACGAAGCATCGGTCACCGTAAGCATTCTCCGACTTCAATACCTGCAACACGTCGAGTCCGGTCCAGATTCCCGCCCAAGCCGGTGGGAACTTTTTTCGCAGCGACGTGATCAGGTCGAAATCAAGGACAAGCAACGCCTTGTGGATGACGCCTTCAGAGTTGTACCTCGGCTGTGCCGTCATCAACAGCCGGTTATCGAACACGACCGCAGAGCTTGCCCAAAGAAGATTGGTCTGATCGTTGTCGGTGATATTAAGAACCTCGTTGCTGATCGGGGTATTTCCCCAATCTTTGAACGACCTTCTTGCGATAATGAACGATCGCACGCCATCAACCGACCGATAGAAAACGTCACCGTTGACCGTTATCGCAGACCTGGAACCAAGAGCACCATTGGTCAACAAGCTGATTGTTTGGATTGGATAGTTCAGGTTCTTCCAGATATCGCGGTCAACCGGAGCATTGATGCTGAAAACGTATCGAGGAGTGAAGATCAGCAGCGGACCTTGGCCGAGAGATGTGTCCGGATTTCCTGGAATGCCCATCGCCGTGATACCGCCAGAATCGGAAGGAACAGCAAAGTCTCCACCACTATTCAAGAACGTGTTCTCAGTTTCCTTTAGAACGCTTGCGCGCGTTCCGTCTCCATAAACGATATCGGTTGCACGGAACGAAAATCCATTCGCAAGAGCGTACCAGATGCGACCGTTTACGTAGGCCATCATCCTCCCGCACTTGATCTCATCGACATTGGCCCTTCGGATCCCAACACCATTAAAAATCAACGGATCGCTGACACCATCTTGGATGATGACAAAGTTTTCCGCCTGCACCATCCATCCATCTAGTATATTGGAAGGGTTATAAAGACTTGAGGATGTGGATATGTTTTGGACGCTGTTCTGGTCGATGTCGTACAGCCAAACTTTGCCACTGATCAACATCAGGATGAACGTCCTGCCGTTGTCTGCGATGTACGGGAGAGCGCATTGAAGGATACCCGTCAATCCGCTTGGATTGTAGCACTCCTCCGAATATCCATCAGCCGTGATGTTGGTGATGTCCGCAGTGATCGTCGCATTGTCTGCGGTGATTGAATCGCAGATGACCATGTCCTTCTGGATGAATCCAGGACGAGGAGAAACAAATCCTTGGCGGAAGCTAGCATTGACCGCGAACGCGACCTGGTTCCTGTCCACCTCTGACGGCATCACTCCAGAATCAACGCCACCCTCAAAGGTGACGGATCCATCGGTGTACCTTTTCGGTGCGCGTTCGCTCATCGGTTAGGCTTGGATGCGGTGCACCGAGAATGAAGAACCAGCGTTCACGGAAAGCAGCGTATTTGCCGCCGTGATTGAAACTTCATAATAATCACCAACATTTGACGCTTGATCAATGTATGAAAACGCAATCGGAGCTTCTGTTGCTGCGGGAGTAAAAGCCAAGCTGGTGAAAATAGAGGTTCCGTTTTTCTTTATCTCAAAAGTTGTAGAAGGGAACGGGCTTGCACTTATGTTCAATACAACATCAATCTTATAATATCCAGCATAAGGAACAACATATCGACCAGTTGCCGCTACAAATCCAGAAGCTGAATCAAGCGTTGACCAAGTTCCTGATGGAAAGTCTGCAAGACTGAACGGGTTCCTTAGCGTAAGATACGTAAGGAACGACAACGCGCTTCCAGTCACTCTACGGGTGAACGTGACGTAATTGAACGTCGCGGTCCCGGAAGAGATGGTGATTGTGCCAGCGCCGGGTGTGATCGTGATGTTCGCGCCAGCGGTAAGGCTTGCGACCGTGTATCCAGAACCATTTCCAATCTGAATCTGTCCATTGGTCGGAACAGTTGCGACACCGGTTCCTCCTTTTGCGACCGTCAAGATACCGCCGATATCTGCAACCGGAATGGTAGCAGAAGTAGCAATTGCTCCAGACCCTGAGCTTCCAAGGGTTTTTACATATCCAGCAGAAAGAGAGTTAAGGGTGGTCGCGCTAGGAATCGAAGCATCAGGAACACGAATGATGTACGTTCCAGCCGAAGAAGCTCCACCGGCCAGTCCAGGAGTTCCTTGAGGTCCAATTGCTCCAGCGAGGCTGATGAGCGAACCAATAGGAATAACCGTGGTCGGAATCGCGTTCGGGATGCTCAACAATCCGGAGGCTGGATTCTGAAGGGTCAATCGAAGTCCATCAACTGACGTTATCTGCATGTATCCAAGTCCTTGGACAGACACAAAGAACTGACCGGCAACCGATTCGGGAAGAAAATCGGTTGAGTTGACGTACGCGAAAACACTAGCACCAAGAGCGGGAGTGACAAACGATGCCGTGGTCGTACAAAACGAATTGATTCCGTTCGTGCCATTCGTGCCGGAAGTACCGGTCGCGCCCTGAGGTCCAGGGATGTTGACGACAATCGGAGTCGTGTCGCAAGGGGTGCAACAACCGGATGAAGAAACAAGTTGCGACGACATAATTTTCCTTTCGCAGAACCTCAATCGCAGCGAGAACTATTGCAAGGCCAAACTATGTCTGAACCAGTGTCTGAGCATCCATTGATCAATCACAAGTACGGGATTCGTTCTCCAATCAAGATTCCAGATCTTGAACTAGAACTGTACGCATTTCGCAATCGTCTTCAGCCAAATGAAGGCGGACTTGGAACATTCAACCATTTCGTCAACGTCAGCAAAATGGTGTGGCCGAAGATGAGTTGGAATCCTTGGCTAGAAGCTCAGGTGGAAAGCCTTTGCGAACATGATTACGTTGGATGGGCAGGATGCGGAGCAAGCGGAAAGACCTTTGGCGCAACGCTTTTCGCAACTGTCTGGTGGCTTGCTAATCCATCGAAGACAACCGTTGTGCTAACTTCCACCACGGCGAAGATGATTCGGAAGCGTATGTGGGCCAATCTTCAGGAATTGGTCCGCAAGTCGCGAGGGTTCCCCGGCAACATGGTTGATTCCAAGATGTCTTTGCAGGCAATCAAAGGCGATGATCGACACTCGATATCCGCGATTGCTGTCGCTGAAGGAAACACGTCCAAGGCGGTGGCCAACATCCAGGGCATCCATGCAGAGCGGGTGATGGTCATCATCGACGAAGCTACGGACACTCCCGAAGCAGCTTTCGAGGCTTGTACCAACCTGAGCAAAGGCTGTCGCGAGTTCAAGATGCTCGTCATCGGAAACCCTGCGTCAAAGTACGACCCTCATGGACGGTTCTGCACGCCGGCAAAGGGATGGCGCAGCGTCACCATCGAGGACCAGCATTGGCTGACAGAACGCGGTATGTGCCGACGGTTTGACGGCATGAAGTCTCCAAACATCAGCGAGGGACGCACGAAGTATCCCTATCTGATCACGCACGACCAAGTTCTGTCGGCCATGCGCCATGAGGGCGAGCAGTCTCCTACGTTCTGGAAGTACACACGCGGGTTCTGGTCGCCGGACGGAATGGTGAAGACAGTTCTGTCGGAATCAATCATCGAGACGTACACACCTACAAGAAAATTGGTGTTTACTACCAACGTCCAAGTTGTCGCCAGCTTGGACCCCGGTTTTGGTGGTGATCGATGCGTTCTTCGTTTTGCAAAAGTTGGCACCGCTAACGATAAAGTAAGCATTCTTTTTGGAGACGTGATCCACATTTCTCCAAATGCACAGCTAACCGAGCCGGTCCATTACCAGATTGCCAACCGGGTAAAGGAAGAATGTTCTCAGCGAGGAGTCCCACCGGACAAGTTTGCTCTGGATTCAAGCGGCGAAGGAGGTGGATTGGCCGACATCCTGACCCGAGAATGGGGCGTTGTTCATCGAGTCGAGTTCGGCGGATCCGCTTCGACCATCCCGGTCAGCGATGAGGATTCAAGGCCATGTAACGAAGCATACGACCGAAAAGTGACAGAGTTGTGGTTCTCGATGCGTAAATGGGTTGTCGAAGAACGTGTAGGAGGGATGGACATGGAGACGCTTCAAGAGTTCTGCGCTCGTATGTTTGACGATTCCAAGCGCAAGATATCGGTAGAAACCAAGACTGTGATGAAGCAACGCACCGGAAAATCTCCTGACTTGGCGGATGCTGCTGTTGTCTTGCTTGATTTGGTTCGTAAAACCGCTGTCCTTGAACCCAGAGCAACTAAAGTTGACAAAGTTTGGGAAAAGCTGGTCCGTGAAGCAGATTCAATCTATCACGACGAACAAATCGAAGGATGAACAAAAGAACTGGATACAAAATCTTGAACGAACACATGGTCATCCCAGGTGGATGGCATTATCGGGTTCCAGAGACAGGTATCGAGATTGCTGGCGGTTCATGGCCACAACTCCATGAGTTCATCAAAAATCATTACAATGCGAATGCAATCCAGATACCGGGAAACCTTGATGACCTGATTGTTGAATATGCGTGCAGAAATGGGGCTGATTGCACGTATGACGAGGTCGAGCTATCCAAGCCGGCTGGACGCAAATCATTGGAGATTGGTGACGTTATCCGTTTCAGCATGAGCCTGCTGCATGGATTGACCGTTGGTGGAGGAAAAGTGGGCCAAGAAGAAGCTAATCGTCGCGCCAACATCTGCGCTGGATGTCGATTCAATAGAAAGCCGCTTGGATGCACAGGATGTAATGCGCGAGTATTGAAAGATGCTGTCAAAACATTTTCTCAACACGGAAGCACCCCTGTTGACGAACAGCTACAAAGTTGTGAGTTTTGCGGCTGTTTCATAAGGAGCCTGGTATGGTTTCCTATTGAAACACTCTATAAATTTGCAGACAGTACAGAGAACGAAAACCTTCCGAATCACTGCTGGAAAAAACGACCATGTACGGCAACCTAGTCCAACTACCGCTCGAAACCATCGATGAAGACGGCAAGGCTCCTGAGACGCGCATTGCTGATGCGGCATCTGCTCGCGAGATCTTCCAGAAGCTGATCATGGCAGATCAGTTGCGTAATGCCACGCGCTCCAAGTTGCGCGGACTTGTCGATGGAAATCCGCCATACAATCCAGCGGAGCTTCGTCGAAACAACCAAGCATTCCGCACCAACGTGAACTTCCGCGAGTCTGAAGCGTTTCTATCGCTCGCGATGGCTTCATTCTATGACGTGTTCGCCGAGGTTCCGACCTATGCCAATATCCGCACTGGTTACGGAAACGACATGGATAAGCGGGAGGATTGGTCGAAAATCATCACTGAAGAGTTTGATCGACTCCAGAAGCTGGACAAGGATTTTGATTACATCATGCAGTTGTCGCAGCGAGAAATGGTTCTTGTTGGAGATGGCCCATTGATTTTTGAGGATGCAACCGATTGGCGATGCAAAGCCATCATGGCGAATGATTTGCTTGTTCCTGATGGAACCAAGTCCAATGTCAGCGATTGGAAAGTTGCGCTTGTCCGTACCCGGATGGGTGTAGATGACTTGTTTGAAAAGATTCAAGACGAGAAATCCGCAAAAGCCACCGGATGGAACGTAGATTATGTACGTCAGCGTATCCGTGCGGCAATGCCTGAACCGTATCGCTCTGGTGTGCAGTACGATTGGGAGTTTTTCCAACGTCAGCTTCGTTCAAACGATATCACGTTTTCTGCGCGGTCCGAGGTGGTGTTGATGTGCCACGTCTTCTACAAAGAATTCGATGGCAAGATCAGTCACGCTATCATCGATGAGCGGGACAGCCAGGGGTTCATGTATCGGAAGCTGCGTCGATTCAGCCGATGGGAACAGGTCATACATCCGATGTACTACGACCGTGGCGATGGCGAGCATCATGGAGTCAAAGGTCTTGGAATCAAGATGTTGCAGGCGATGGAGTTGAAGAACCGACTCCGTTGCGCGATGGTTGATGCCGCATTCGCGCGCACCCAGATCCTGTTCCGACCGCTCAACGCCAACGCCCTTAGCAAGACGAGCGTGGTGCAGCAGGGTCCGTACGCAATTCTTCCTCCTGATTACGAAGTCATCCAGCAGAACATCGCCGGCGTCCTAGACGCTCCCATGGCGGTCAACGCGGAACTTGAGAACGTGCTCCAAGGGAACCTGTCACAGTACAGGCAATCGCTCTCCAAGCCCCAAGGAAACCCCAAGACGGCGTTCGAGGTGAACGTGATGGTGTCGCAGCAGTCTGCGATTGGTAAGACCCAGTTGAGCCGGTACTACAACCAACTCGATTCGTTCTTTGAGGAGCGATACAACCGCGCTTCAAATCCAAACCTGAACCCAATCACGAAGTCTGACAAGGACGCCATCGAGTTCCAGCGTCGATGCAAAGAGCGTGGTGTTCCTGTGCAGGCCATGATGGATATTGATTTCGTTGAGGCTACTCGGACGGTTGGCCAAGGTTCTCAGTTTGCGAAGCAGCAATTGCTTGGTTCATTGCTCAGTCTTTCTGGTGCTCTTCCCGAAGGCGGCAAGATCAATCTGCTCAAGGACTACATCGCGGCGCAGGTTGGTCAGCAGATGGTGGATAGGTATCTGCCAACTCAAATTCAATCGTCGCGCATCCAGGACCAAGCCGCTCTTGCCGTTCTCGAACATGCGTCCATCCACCAGAGCAATATGCCGATTGTCACCGACACGCAGGACCACGTGATCCACATCGACACGCACATGGCTGCGGCAAACCAAGCTGCTTCATCGCTCCAGAGCGGTGGCAATCCACAGGAAATCATGTTGTTCATGCAGGGTATCGGGCAACACGTACAAGACCATTTGCAGCGTCTTTCCACTGACCCCGCTCGCCGGCAACAGGTTGATGGATACGCGCAGCACCTTCAGGAGCTTGGAAAGACAATCGAGCAGCTTGGTCAGATGCTCCAGCAGCAACAACAGGGTCAAGCGCAGATGCAGCAGGCGCAGGCCATCCAGCAGGGTACTGACCCTCGTACCGCTGTGATGAACGCCGATATCCAAGCAAAAATTGCTCGCCAGAATGCGGAGACGATGGCCAACATCCAACGACAGAACGCAAAGACGAGCGCAGATTTGTCCCGTAGGAATGCGAAGACGACTGCGGACATACAGCGAGCGAACGCAACTGCCGAGTCTGACTTGGCGCGGTGATAATGAAAAACATACATTTCGTACACGGCCTTCACGACGACGGATTCCACATCTGCGAACGGATTGCAATCGCTTCAGCTTGGGTAAACAACCCGGACTGGAGCGTTTTTCTTTGGACTCCTAATGAACCAACCGGCGAACAATGGGAAAAGCTCAAGGCCAAGGTTCCGGTCCGCGTGATGCTGATCGACAACCCGATACATTGGAACGGCAACAACATACCAAAGCATCAGCATCGAGCCGACCTGATCCGCCACACCGTCCTGTACACGATGGGCGGAGTCTATGCTGACACCGACACCATCACGGTCGCTCCGTTTCCAAAAGATTGGCTTGATCACGACACGGTCATCGGTCGCGAGTTCTGCGGTTCGGACCCGACCATCGGCCTGTGCAATGCGGTCATGTTCTCCAAGATGCACAGCCGGTTCCAATGGAAGTGGCTCCAGAAATGGCAGGAGTTCGACGGGAGCGGCTGGAACGAGATCTCGGTCCAGTACCCGATGAAGTTGCATCAAGAAAATCCCGGACTAGCCAAGGTTGTTGACTTCGAGATGTTGGGGTTCATCCACTGTGAATCAAATAAGTATTGGCATGGAATCCATTCTCTTTCTGGATGTTCAATCGCCCACTTGTGGCGGACCTATCACGACCAGACGATGCGCTCGTTGACAGAAGAGAAGATTTTGAAACGCGAAAACACTTACTGCGAGTATGCTTCAAAATACCTTTGACCGTATCTATCGGAACGATGAGTGGAACGGAGGCTCTGGACCCGGATCTCATGCACAAAACACAGCCAAGTACGTCGAGTTCCTGAACTCGTTCATCCGCGAGAACTCAATCAAGTCTATATTAGATGTTGGATGTGGAGATTGGCAGTTGATGTCTATGGTTGATCTGTCCGGTATCCGATACAAAGGGATTGATGTCAGTCAAGTCGCCGTTGATATTGCTAAGACTCGCGCCCCGATTGGAACAGATATCAACGTTGGGGACATCGGCGACATCCGAGAATCTTTTGATCTGGTCCATATCAAAGACGTGTTGCAACATCTTGAGTTTTCGAGGTGCAGAAAGATTCTGGACACGATTTCTTCCCGGCATAAATCCGCGCTTGTCGTCAACGAGTATCCAGGAAACACAAACGACATCCAAGATGGTGGTTACAGGCCGTTGAGTATCGCCTCTGACCCTCTTTGTTGGCCGAGATCAACAATGATCAGCGTGTTCAATGAGCCTGCGTTTAGAAAATCAGTAACATATATCTATCCATTATGACTCCGCATGAATTGCTGAAAGACTTTGTATCAATCCATTATCCAAAGATGGGTGGATGGTGCGACCCTGAAAAGGGGTTCCAGATTGGAAGCCTTGTTCTCGACCACAAGCCTCAACATATCGCGGAGGTCGGTGTGTTCGAGGGCAAGTCAACGCTCGCTCTGGCTTATGCCTGCAAGCTCAACGGTAGCGGAACCGTTTATGCAATCGACTCATGGAAAAAAGAGGATTGCATCGATGACGAGACAAACCCCAACCAAGAATGGTGGTCGAAGCTAGACCTGGACGGCCACTACGAGGCTTTTGTGGGCCACTGTGTCCGTGCTCAGGTTGTTCGTCAGATGCAGTTCTGTCGTATGTCGTCATGGGACGCTTCGAGGTCGCTCCCGGATATGGATATGGTCCACATCGACGCGAACCATGCTGAATGGCCGTCCACCAGCGATGTCGTCAACTGGCTTCCAAAGCTCAAGGTCGGCGGTTATCTGATCATGGATGATGTGAATTGGGATTCCACGCAGACTGCCATCCGGTTGGCGGAAAAATACTGCACGCTGATCCAGCGGTTCGACATGAAAGAAAGCGTGTTCTCTATCTATCAAAAAACAAAGAAATGACACCGATTGTCATAACGCAGCGGGGGTCGGAGAGGATTGGACCAGTCACGGAAAGGCTCAAGGGATATGGTGTCCAAGAGTTCAAGTTTTTCTATGGGTTCAACGGAGCAAAGTCCGGTCTTAAAGCAACCATCCCGTATACAGGTGACGACCCAAGCGGATCAGAACATATCGGACCAAAGCATATCGGCTGCACGATGTCGCACATCATGCTGTGGAGCGCGCTTGAACTGTCAGGTGAGAATGATCATTGGCTTATATTTGAAGATGACGTGATGCTTCGGGATGGATGGAAAGAATCCATCAACCTCGCTCTGGAAGAAGTTCCAAAAGATTGGGACATGATTTTTGTCGGGTCATGCTGCACCCAGGGCCGTGTCGGTGAAAAGGTTGGCAATGCTCTGTATCGATGCCACCCGCTCTGCACGCATGCGTACATGGTGCGACGAAAAGCGTTGAAGACGTTGCTCGAAACGGTAGTTGAAATTTCTGCACCAATTGATTTGCTGATTTTCTTCAAATCAAGGCATCTTCTGAATTCCTATTCAATTATCCCAAGGGTCGCAGACCAGTTTGACACAGAGATTCCAGATTGATTTGAGCATTAAAATGAAAGACATCATCCGAAGCCTTTCCATCAAGGCTCTAAAACGATTTGCAAATGGTGGAGACGGTCAAGCCGACTTGTTGATGGAGATTGAAGATCTACGCAAGACACTTAAATTGAGAGCGGTTGAAAATGAAGAGCATCTGACAGAGGTTCGAGAAGAGCGCGACCATTGGCTGTCTCTTTATGATGAAATCAAATTTGCTGCTGAATTCCTTATGAGCTACGCAAAAAATGACGTCCCAAGGCTGGCTGAACAAGTGGATTGGGAGGTCGGCAAGATTGTTCTACCGGAGGAGGTCGGAACTTACTATTTCAATCCTGCTATCCTTCAAGAATCGGACGGCAAGATTCTTTTGTTTGCTCGTCGATGCCGCAACAAACGCGAGAAGGATGAGGATACGTATGTCGAGAAGAACGACATCGTTGTCTTTGAACTCAGCAAAGACCTTCGAGCGACCAAGAAAGCGTTGATCCAACTGACATCTCAACATCCAAACGAACAGTTTGAAGACCCTCGCGTGGTAAAATTTGGAGACAAGTACGGGATAAACTGCGCCACCTTTGTTCCGTTCAAGTCATACGCGCATCAGGCGATGTTCCTGCTCGACAAACAGTTCCTGAACGTGGGCCGGTTCGATACTGTATATGGCAACAACTTGTCCCAGGCGATGGTGAACGATGGGCACGAAAAGAACTGGCTTTTATTCGTCCACGATAATGCGCCACACATGGTGTATTCTGCCAATCCTCACGTCGTTGTGCGCCTCAATGGGCGGTTAGAGAAGGAAATGGAATACTCGACCGATGAGTTCAATCCTCTTTGGAAGTTCGGCGAAGTGCGCGGCGGCTCCAACCCTATCCTTGCGGACGGCCTGTACTGGACCTTCTTCCATAGCTCGCTCCCGTGGATCAACAAGAAGCGTAGGTATTACATGGGTGCATACGCTTTTGAAGCCAAAGCTCCGTTCCGCATCGTTCGCATGACCACGCTTCCAATCTTGACCGGAACAAATCAACAAGATTGGTGGCCTGGACTTCCTGCGGTTGTGTTCCCGTGCGGCGCGTTCTACGATAGTTCCAAGAATCAGTTCGTTGTTTCGTACGGAATCAACGATGTTGACTGCGGATACATCAAGCTACCACTGGCCGACATGCTGGAGATCACCAAGATCATCCGGCCCAAACGAGATACCGTCACCCCCGAGAAACCAATCAAACTAGATGACGTTCTCGACCCGATTCCTCAGAGACACAAACTGAAACGTAACACGATCACAAAATATGATAAACTGGATGCGCGGCTTAACGAAAGAGAACCCGAAGAACTTGCTGGAACTGCCTGACGTAAATATCGCGGACTGGATAACCAACGGACAACAGGCAGAACTCGCGCTCATCATGCGGAATCCTGTGCTCAGGATGGCTCTACGCATCGTCGCAGAGTCCATGCCCGTCGCAATGCCATCTCACGGTAGCAAGGAGTCAGACATTGTTTTTGCTGCGGGAATCACCGCTGGTTATGCACATTGTCTTGAAAATTTGCGAAAATTGTCAGTAGTTGATGCCACGAAAGAACTTGAAGCGACCTTTGACGATAAAAACTAACAAAACTTTATGGAAGAACCACTGAACTCGCCCGTTGTCCACTCTGCACAGCCTCCTGATTTTGGAAGCTCATTCATCGACGCATTTAAGGCCAGCGGTCTTGAAGACATCGCGGTTGCTGATGGCGTTGCTTCTCAGGTCGTTGAAGAACCCAAGGCAAAAAAGCAATCACCTCCATCCGTCGATAGCAAAAAATCAAACTCTCAGGAAAAACTGAGTCGCGCGGAGATGGACATCGATCAGATGTTCAAGCCCAAGGAGAAGGCCGTCGAAATTGATTCTGACATCCCGGAATCCATCAAGTCCACGAAAGCGGCAGACGCTTTCCGAAAGATCAAGGAGGAGAAGGCGCAGCTATCCAAACAGATTGATGACCTCAAGGCTGGAAAGGTTTCCGACACGGAGGTTGAATCCAAATTCAAGACGCTTCAATCAGAGCGTGATGCGCTTTCCGAACGTGTCCGATTGCTCGACATCGAGCGGCATCCTGATTTCGTCAAGAAGTACGAGTCGAAGATCACCGGCGTTTTTGATTCGTTGAAGGGGCTTGTCGGAACCGAAGGGGATCGCCTGATCGGATTGCTCAAGTCTCCCGAAAACGATTATCGGAACTCTCAGATCGACGATATTGTTGAAGGTCTTTCTCCTTCTAAGAAGGCGAAGCTCGGAGCATTGATTGTCAAGTACGACGAGATCAACGGAGAAAAGTCTGCTGAGATGTCCGAGGCAAAAGCCGATTACGATGCGGTCATCTCGAAGTACAGGCAGGATAGCGATGCAAATACCGCGTCCGCTTTGGAGTCGGCCACCAAGACCTGGACCAAGGTGAGCGAGAATGCTCGCGCTCTTGAGATCTTCGAGCCTCGCGACAACGATGAGGAGTGGAATACCGAGTTGAATGGCCGACTCAATCTCGCCCGACAGATCTTCAACGGTGAGAACAGTGAAGAAGACCTCGCCAAAGCCGCCCTATGGGCCGCAGCCGCTCCCAAGTACCGTGAACTGCTGTATTCTCAGGTGGAGGTCAACAAGCGCCTACAAGCCGAACTGGCTAAGTATCGCGGCAGTCAGCCTGGAGTCAGTTCCAAGGCGACCGGGGGTTCAAGCAAATCGAGCAGCGGAGACGCTTCCAAGAGCGAAGATTTTGTGGCAAGCGTGATGAAATCGCTTGGTCGCTAAAACTCTAAAACAATTACCCCCCGGTTGTTTTTATTACAATCGGGGGATTTTTCTTGGAATAAATTACTTCTTGTAAGGCCCGCTTCCGTAAGGCCCACTTCCACTCGGAACAGGTTTAGTGGTTGGCTTGGTTGGGGTTTTTGCTGAGGCTGATGTGGTTGTCTGCTTGTAAGGTCCGCTTCCTGAAACGGAACCCTTATACGGTGCGTTATTGCTCATTTATCCTTTGGTAGTGCATACCACCCTTCACTGATGATGATGCGGTTGCTGCTGCGAATCGTTTTGCCGCTTGCGTCAAGTACCCAAACCTTAGCTTTGACGCTCTCAGCGAGGCGCACAGGCTCACCGTGGGGGACGTAGATCACTCGACTCGCGCACCCCGCGCTCATGCTCATCGATGCGAGCAAGCAGATCACGCTTAAGCTCCGGTTGTTTCTTGGCGTCTTCACTAGATACGTCCTGTTTTGACAAAGAAAATAGCCAAGCGACCAGTTTTACAATCAGGTCAGCCAAAAAACTCATTTCTGACCTGCTGCATCAGCGTTTTTCTTGTTGTTATAGATGGACCAGGCGACACCAGAAGCGGTGACAGCGGCACCGACAAGCTCGCCGGCTTGATCAGTAGAAACAAGACCCTTGGCAACCAAGAAACCGCCAGCAGCGGTCAAAAGATGGCGAAGCAGAGATGCAAAATAAGCGTTCATTTGTCGTTTTTAAGTTTTCTGTACAGTTCGATTGATTTTACAACACAGGTCAAAAGGGCGGCAAGCGCACCAAGCGCAAGCGATGCTCCTTTTAGATTTGGTTCTGAAAATATCGCGTTACCAATCAGGCCAAGAACTGGCGCACCAACGCCTATCGACATATCGCGAACAAAAGCGTGGTGGCCAGTCATGGTGGCCTTTTAATTGGTTCCCTCGGACTGCTTTGCAGCTTCAAGTATGATGTCGGCAATCGGAACAGCGACCTTTGCATTCTGATAACCACCGGCTTTGATGGCGATATCGACGAGTTGCATCAGTGCGTTCGCTTGTTCAGTCGTCAGTTCAATTTTGATCATGCGACAGGAGCTTCGGAAACAATTATAGGCTCGTCAATGACAACTGGAACCGGCGTCCAAGGAAGCGGAAGCGACACGACCGGAGCATTGGCCTGGTCAACAATCTCTTTCTCCACGCTCGCCTCGACAGACGCCTTATCAACACCATTGTCCCAACACCAACCAAGAACTTGAGCATCGGTCAATTGGTCGTACGGAGTGAAATCGCCGCTAGGAGGAGCGAACGAGACGCATCCGGTCAAAACAGAACTAAATGCCCCATCAGATCCACGGCAACTCCAGTTCGCCGTGACGACGACATCAGACAACGATGCTTCGGAATTTTTGACCAAAAGCTGTTTGATGATCCAGTTGATTGAGATAGTGGTGGTCATAAAAGATTAAATCATGTAAGAGCCAGAAACAAGAATGTATGGAACCGGGCAAATCGCGACAGCAGATTGAGCGCCTCCACCAGTAGCATATTGAGAAACATTGATGTAATTTACACCATTGTCCATGTATGCTTGTGCCACATTCAATGCCGTCAAGGTAAGCCCGCCAAGGTTGGTTATTGAAAATGAGTTAAGCTGACCTACGGTTCCGTTTGATGTAAAAGGAAGACCAGAGATACGCATAGCTCCGGTACCGGTATGTGCAGATGTCGCGACATACAACCTAAATGTTACAAGATTTCCAACTTTTGTGTAGTTTCCGCTTTGAACAACATAAGTTCCAACACCAGCGGTAGTTCCGCCAACAATGGTCGGAGTGAACGTGCCTTCCTCGTAATCATCAAGAGTGTTCACATCCGTCGCAGCAACCTGCGTCGCCGGGAATGTGATGCCCGATTTAAGCTGGAGAACACCACCGTTTGCGTTGACGGTCACAACGCCGACCAACAGATTTCCATTGCTGTCGATGCGCGCACGCTCCGCAGTCGAAACAGTGTCAGAAACGTAAAACAACAAACTTCCACGATTAGAAGCTGCTGCTTCCAGCAAACAGCCAATCCCAACTCCGAAGATTTGTCCGCCACCTGTATTTACAGGTTTGATTAGAAGAGACATCTGGTCGTTGACCACGCCTGTTCCGCTCGACCCAATAATAAGCCCATTTACATTGACTCCTCGCGCAACCCCGACCTCAAATTTTACGCTGGGAGAAACTCCAACACCCAATCCAGTTGAATTGAGCGTCATCCGCGTGCCGCCTGCGCCGTCGTACCAACTGAACACGCCAAGAGGCGCAATCCGATACTGCGCCAGCGAATTGGCGGCAAATTCCAACGTGTTCGCAGCAGGAAGCCACGTTCCATTGGCTGGAATAGTTCCACCAGTGACAGTCGAACTAGCCATCGTCATCGGACCAGCAAGAGTCAACGCATCCGTCGCCTTGTTGTACGTCAAGCCAGCGTCACCAGCCAGATTCGTTCCTCCATCATTAAAAATGATCTGCGTGGTAGCACCTGGAAGGCCGACACCCCCTCCAAGAGCCGTGTACAACTCGGTGAAGTTCTGGTTGGTGTAATCAAACGACGTTCGCAACGGTGTACCCGTTCCATCGTTAGGAGCCGCGCCGATGTTGATGGTCTGTTTTGCCATAAAATTAGATGAATTCCGTCATGTCCGCAGTGATCATTGTCGAAGATGAATCGATAACCGTGTTGTCAGCAGTGATATCCGCCGTTCCACCAAGAGTCGATGCCTCCCAAAGTAGGCCAAGCTCCAACAGAACCCTTTCACGCGGACTCTTGCACGAAGCTCCATAAGCCTCGTTGATCAAAGTCAAAGCATCCGCGCAAGAAAGATTAGCCATATCAGTTCGCGATGATCTTGAACCAAGCGACACCGTTCGACATAACGACCGCTCCATTCCACTGCGTTCCCAACGTATGGGTCAGAGCGCCATCGATGGTTTCAGCACCGTATCCATCGACAATTACATTTGCTCCAGTATTGATGCGCTTGAAAGCATAGATACGACCCGGAACAAGAGCAGCAGGAGGAAGCGTCATCGTGATCGCCCCTCCAGTGGCGTCGCAGATGAGCAGATAATCGCCGCTGACCACCGCGCCCGTGGTGGTGACGCTCCTGAACGCTCCTCGCGTCGCGCCACCACCCTGCAAATAAACAGCGATGCGATTCTCAAGAGCAAGCCTGGCCAACTCAAGCTCACGCGGAGAACGGCATCCAAGTGCCGCCATCTCGTTGATCAGCGTCTCCGCCTCGTCGCATGTGATGTTTGCCATATCGATTTATCAGGCCATCGGACCACGACCGCGCTGCATCACTTCGGCAATGAATCCCTGTTTTCCATGAGCCGCTTCACCACCTTCCTCCGCTCCATGCGCCTTCATCTTGCCTTCACCTTCAGCTTCGCTCTCATTGGATTCGTAACCGGCAAGAGGTTGGCCATCCACCTCCACCAACATCGCCTTGCCATTCTTCTTCAAGATGATGGTCGCCATGGTCTGAAATTTCTCTCCCTCTTTGAGATTTTCAGGAACCTCAACACCCTTGGGAAGAATAAAATTTGCCATGAACGAAGCATTGCTTGATGCCACATGATGTCAATACGAAAAACCCACCACCAGCCTTTCGGCCGATGATGGGATGTGTCAAACAATACCGTTTCGATTACGAACAGATGATCTGGGTCAGAGCGCCGGTGCAACGACGGAAGATGATCGTCATGCCCTGGTTCGTGAAGATCGGCTCAGGAGCGTGCATGAACTCCGCGTAATGCTGGCCCTTCTTGTCGAGCGGATCCGCGCAGTCAACACTGAGCTTGTACGCACCCGTCACCCACTGCCACTCGCCCATGTAGTTGGTCGGCATCCAAGCCAGGTCACCAACCCGGTTCACAGGACGCACGATGTGACTCTTGAACACGTACGGAGTGACGATGAACGCACCTTCGTATGCAGCAGTCGTCCAACTCGGATTGACGCTGAACACGGTACCCTTCGCGCCGCTCGCACTAGTGAACGGCTGGACGATCGTGTACTTGCCACTGGCATAGCTGAACCGGGGCGGGAACAGATTCGGCACATGCCGGAAGTTCTTGATGATCCGGTTCGCACCGATGCGCTTCAGCAACGTCGATCCTTCGCCAGAGCCGGTATCCGCGATGTTGAGGTCGGAACGGAACGCAGGATTGTTCTGCGCGATACGCTGCGACGCCTCCAACCCGATGTACAACGGGAACACAGGACCATCGCTGCTGTACGATATGAACCCAGAACTATCAGGATTCGTCGCGCCATTGCGGATGAGCGTCGCCGCCGCCACATCCAGCATCTCTTGGGTCAACTCCGACGTGGATTGGTTCAACGCCTGACCCGAGCTAACACCATCGATCCACGGGAACTCATTCACACCAGACGGAATCGTTTCAGTCTGTGTGAAGCTCGAATCCGCAATCGCCTTGATGGCATATTTGGCGAAGATATTCTGATACCGAGTCTCCCAAGAACGCTGCGCCCGGATGGACAGCTTCTCAAGATACACACGCAAGAACGCTTCGACACGATGATCAAACGTCAGGTCGTCCTTACACAGCAATGGACCCTTGAGCGCGAAACGCTCAGGACTCCAGGTGACCGCGTTGTAACCGACCGGGACATCGTTGTACGTGACATCGCAAGCATTGGTACCAGCACCATCAGCAAGCGTGATTGCCGCCCAAGTCTCAGCCGCAGTCGGCTCGATGCTGGTCGTGGTGAACGAGGTCTGGGTCAAACCAGTACCCTGCGGATACTCGCCGCGCTCGATGAGGTTGAGCCACATCGAACGATACGACGCGCGCTTATAGACATCCTGTGCAAGCGACTCCGTAGCCACCGCAAAGGCATTGAACACATTTGGACAAGCCATAATGAAAACTGTTTCCTGCGTTTACCGCTTTTTAGTGGGCCATCCATCCATCATCCAATGGACCGATGTTCCCCACCACCACCAAACGCGGGATGTCATTTCCGCTTAGACATTCGCATCCGATGACCAATCGTATGCAATCATTAAGGTCGATGGATGGATGAATCATTGGAACCTATTACTTTGTCAATGAGAATGTATCGCGTAGCTATCGCGTAGCTATCGCGAAGCTCGCTCTGCTCTGCGATATAGTTGCTGTTGCCGTAAAATAAACCAATCCTGTCCGGACGAACGATATCGCGCTTTTCAATGAACCCACGAAAATCGTAAGGACCAGGGAACGTGCCGACCATCAACGCATACAAATCCACTCCATCAGCCTTTCTACCGCACCTCCGCGCATCCACCAGCAGCTTTCCAGACCGATGCTTTGTCGTCTTCACATCGACACGCATACCATCAGGCAGAACACAGTCATGCGACGGATGCGGAGGCGCACAATCAATATCCATGTCCGGATACACATTGAACAATTTACAAAACGCAATCTCTCCAGCCATCCCCTCCAAATCAATTATCGCGTCGTCAACAACTCCAAATTTCATTCTCGGAACATTGAAATTACGATTATTTTTACCCCTGTGCTCTGCCAAGAAATTAGCAAGTTTACGCTCTGCAAGATTTAAAGATACAGTTTGACCAATCTTTACTTTATTTAATGCGTTCAAAATGATGGAAAATTTTTGAGTAGGGTATAGTAAACGACACCCACCCCCAAAGGGGGCGTGCCAGTTCTATCCCCGTTCGTTCTATTCCCTAGAAAAAGAATTCTTATTATTATTCCGCTTCTATTGTTCTATTCGACAGTGTGATATTATCTAATCGGTCAGGCATAGAACCGAGTAGATTAATTGACACGCTTGCAACTTCGCTTTGGTCTGACCATCCAAACACTAGTGCGCTCCTCTTAGCGACAGAACCAAGTATCTGTTCTCTGGTGGACTCGTCTTTTATACCGTCGAGATCATAAGTATCAACTCGTTCTATTGTTGATATAGCGTCCGCCGCTAACTTAGAACGTACTAAAGCGGATAGTGATTCTAGTGATTCTATCTTCTTTTCTTTGCAAACGCTTTGCATTTGTCTCCTGATTTCCGGCAGTCCAGCACGCGAGGCTCGTGCTGCTACGCTCATCCGCACAAGCTTTAGATCGTCAGCAATCGCTGACAGTTCCTCGCCCGCTAGGTATCTCGCCCGGATCTCGTCCCAATGTCCCGCTAGTGACGCCATGCGTCGCAGCATGGTTCACCATCTGCGGCTCTGCAATGCCTGAATCCGCTCGCCCTGGTCACCGCCCTGGTACACGCGGCTGGTCATCGATTCCCTCCCTCTTAAAAGTTTTTGCAGAAATTTCTTGCAACCCGTCCACGGCCCTGCCACTCTCGTCCCGTCATGCAAAACCTCACTCACGTCACGCTTAAAAGCGCCAACGCTAAGACAGGTCCGATCCCGGTCAGCACGTCTTCAGCCTCAACTTGCCCGAACGCTTGCCCGTTCAAGGCTAGCGGCTGTTACGCAACGTCCGGACCGCTTGCAATTCACTGGTCTAAAGTCTCTGCTGGACTTCGTGGTCTGCAATGGACCGAATTTCTTGACGTCGTTCGTTCATTCGCCGCTGGCCAATTGTGGCGGCACAATCAAGCCGGTGACTTGCCCGGCGACGGCGACAAGATTGACGGCAAGGCATTGGCCCAATTGGCCAAAGCGAACAAAGGCCGGCGCGGTTTCACGTATACGCACAAACCAGCAAGCGGTGCGAACCTTCGTGCGATCCGTTCAGCCAACAAATCCGGGTTCGTCGTCAACCTAAGCGCCAATTCAATTCAGCATGCCGACAAGCTTGCTAAGCTCGGCCTACCCGTCGCGGCTGTTGTTCCGCAAAACAGTCCCGATCGGTTCACTACGCCGGCAGGTAACAAAGTCGTCGTCTGTCCCGCTCAACGTGTTGCTGGAATCTCATGCAATACATGCATGCTCTGCGCCAAGGGTAACCGAGGTTTCATCATCGGATTCAAACCCCACGGCACGGGATCCAAAAAAGTAGAATCGATCACCAGCGCCGTCTGATCATCCGCGCGGGTCCATCGGTCACCGGTGGATCCTAGCGGGCGATCAATCCCGATTCAAAAACATAACATATGCAAGCAATCGTCACTAAATATCTTCCCGCCACGAACAGCCGTCCTTCGCGTATCAAAGCAACCTGCGACCGCGGGAGCGTCACGATTCCCTACCCGCACGAATTGAGCGGGGACGCGGTCCATATCGCCGCGGTTCGCGCGTTGGTTGACAGGTTCGCCTCCGAGGATCTTGCGAAATACAGCACGCCGAAGGACTGCAATCCTTGGTTGCGCCCGTTCGCTTCCGGCGGGCTTCCGGGTCAGGCCGGCATGGCGCATGTCTTCATTCTTTGACCTGACACGTCAACCGATCGGCGCTTGTCGGTCGGTTGCAATGTCGGATCAAACATCAACAAAAAACATGAAACCTACCATCCCCCACCTCGCCCGCGTGCTGTGCTGCACCGAGTCTCAAATCCGCGCGCAGTTTGCCAAGAACCTTGCGTCCATGCTCGATGACCTTGAGCAAGCGAATCGCACAGGTCGTCCCGTCCGAGGATATTCTGCGGAGCGAATTGCTGCGGACATCGCCGAAATGGAATCAAGGCTTTTGCAGTAATCATCAACAAAAAATATCATGCCTACTAAAACACACCCTGTGGACGACGGTTTCCTTGCGCGCGAAACGGAGCGGCTCGAACTTCTCAAAGCGACCTATTCCCTCCGAGCGGACGGGTCAATCTTCCGCGACCGTGGCGACGGTTGGAAGCGCGTTGTCCTATTGTCAACCGTCACGCCGGAAGCGTACTGGCTCAAGATCAAAACGAAAGACGCGACTCTTTCGCGCGAATTCCGCGCATATCGTTCCGCCGTCATCGATGCGATTTCATTGTCTGACCGCCCTGAATACTTCACCCTGGTCGATCTTCTCGGCGACGACGTGGATGGGATCTGGTCGCACATGGACGAGATCGGCAAGCGGGTCGAAATCGAGACTCTGGTAGAGCTTCGTGACTTGGACAATGCGAGACGCGCCTCTTTTGAGTGAACAACTAAACAGAATCAAAATGACAACTATAAACCATTATACCGGCAAGTATCAGTCGGCACTTCCGCAATCTAAAATTAATATCCGCTCTCATGCGTTGATTCATGAATCAGCGGATGCCAGAGAATATGATGATTACAATAGAGTCTTGAAAAGCCAAGGGTTGGAACTCGGCAACTTTATCAAGTATTACCCACGAAAGAGAATGAATCAATACGCATTGTCGCACCTCGGAGCTTGAATCCCTAGAAGTCGCGTCGGCCTCGGTCGGCGCGCATTCTGCGGATACATCATCATCATCATCATCATGCAAATATATACATTCACACGCGACGACGAAACATTTAATGTCGAGGCTTATAACTATGAACATGCTTTGGATAAGTTGATATATTATGTTGGTTGCTACGAGGAGTCTGTTTTTTGGACCTATCGCGGAGAATAAATTTACATCATCATGCAATACACATCTGAACAATTGGCGGAGGCTTGGCGCGCGGACCTTTTATCTGATGCGCGATGCAATCGTGAACAGGCCGAGGTCGGCCCGTATTATCCTGAGCGAGGGATCACTCGCGAGACGCTTCTTGCGATGGCGGAGGAATACGAGCGCGATGCTGGCCTGCCTATCCCTGCCAGGTTCGCTTTTAATTCTCAAACAAACCAACCGTGAACGCATTAAAGTTGGCCACCTTCCTCCTTTTCTCTTGTTCCGCGCTTGCTGCGAGCGATGAGCAGATAGCCGATGCGGTCTATCGGGTCGAGGGCGGTGCTCGCGCGAAGGTTCCGTACGGTATTCTCTCGATCAAGGTCCATGATACCGCGCACGCTCGACGCATCTGCCTGAACACGATCCGAAACAACCGTGCTCGCTGGATAAAGGCTGGACAACCTGGTGCATTTCTGGACTACTTGGCGGACAAATATTGCCCGCGCTCTGCGGATCCTATCGGTAATAAAAACTGGAAAGTCAACATCAAGAGACTGGTAAACGAGTGAACAAAAACGCTAGCAGATTCAAGCTCATGTATTACGCAAAACAATCCAGCAATGGCTGGCACGTCATCAATCCGGTGGACGGGAATCCGATCACTGACAACGCGCCTTACGGTGTGGACCGAGTCCTGGTGTTCGGGGATGAAGATTCGGCGCTGGAGCGCGCGGAAGCGTGCAACGACGCTCTGGACCTGGAGGGCGCGCTGTGAAGGTCGTTTATCCATCATCATTGCCAGAACGCCGGCGAGCGGCATACACGAAGAGCGTTGCGAAGCGTCGTGCGCTGGCAGTGGTTGGAAAACTGGCATGCCTATGTTCCGGGCCGGCGCATCGGTTGAGCAGCAGCGGGCCTGTATGCCTGCGCTGCGACAACATCGAGGCTCGTTTGAGCCGTAGTTACGCGAAGGAATTCGCCGGTTCAAATCGTCGCGGCGACAATATTGCTGGTGCGATGGCGACATATTCGGTGCATTGCTCCATCCAATAATAATTTCACCGGCCAACCTGTCGTTGGTCGGTTCCCGCTCGGTGTTCTCTCAATGTGGAAACTGAGGGTCGAAAAGCGCCGGGCGGGGTTTAATTTCTATTACTTAAAACATAATGAGCGCATACATATACATAATAATTGGTATCTGTTGGTTGTTGAGCATTGTCGGTATAACAATGTTTTTGAGAAGATGTTCTAAGCGACCATGCCCTGCGTGTCGTGCGAGCGGAAAGTATTGTCGTACGTGTGATGGGGAGGGAGTGATATGAACACTCCAATTGATTCAATTGCTTGGCGAGTGACGATCAAAGGAATCAAGCTGATTGTTTTTTCCGCGACAGAATCCGGGGCAATATACAAAGCGTTCAAAAATGAGGGTGAACATTGGGACAGTTGGCCACCCCTTTCGATAGAGCGCGCTCCAGAATACGACAAAAGCTATCTTCGCCACCGCTCCACGCTGGCTTACGACGAATCCCCACAACCATAAACCATAAACAAAAATGAAATTAACTATTCAATCCACACAGAACGCGCAGACTATTGTTGATTTGTTCAACGCAATCATCACCGGCAACGAGGCTGAGGGTGCGACCCCGTTGTCCATCTACGACGAGGACAAGCATATCTGTTCTCTCGTCGGAAAAAACGGTGAACAGATTCTGGAACTGATTATCGAGCGGGAGAGCGGGGACAAATTGTGCGCTGGCGCTATCGAGGAAGTCCTTTCCCCTGAGAGCGACGAAGACCAGCGTAAGGTCAATTGACCCATACCGCGCATTCAAATCGCTCTACGGGGCATTTCTGAGCGATTACGACACATCCACATGAGAGCGATGCATCCTCTTTCTTGTCCGTTCCCCAACCCCCCGCACAGCGTCGGCCTCAAAGCCGGCAAGCGTAGTGCGGTTGGGGTTGGTACCCTCTCCCATTAGAGGGAGGGTAATGTTTATCTTTAGAATAAAGTAGAAGGGGGGATGCATAACCGATTGGTAAAAGGTAGGACTATTTGCTTGGGTTACTTGACAGGAAGCGTTCGGGTGTTTAGGGTAAGTAGGAAGCGATTGGATGTTCGAGATAACAAAAACCATATGAGCTACTTGGAAAACGGGACAACATTGAGGTCGCAGTTTAGCGAGATGGATCCGAAGCGCCATCATCGTGAGATGGAGGAATCGGAACTATTGGCCCACATCGCCGGGAAGTTGGGATGCGATTTGGAGCGGGCGTCCAGAGCGTTCGATTCCATGCGGAACACCAAGAGTCGCGTCTTGGTGTTCGACGCAGTTCACGGGCAATGGAGGGGTTGCGACTGGAAACCTGCGGACAAGGCGGCGTTCGAGCAGATGCTCAGGGACGACCAGCGAGCATTGGAGCGGAAATCAATCCACGAAGCGAAGGAAAGGAGACAGCTAGAAGCAAACGTCGAGAAGCTGCTGGCCCGCGTGCAGAAGCTGGAGAGGCGGGAGAGCAATCTTGAGGAGACGATAGAGAACCTTGAGCATCTGCTGGCCCGTGTCGAGCACCTGGAGCAGATGGCCGACCAATCCGAGGTCAGCAACAAGCCTAGCAAAAACGGATTCCTTGAGAAGAAGGCTCAGGGCCGATTGCCGCAAAAGCAAAAACAGCCGACCCGTGAAGAGCAACAGGCGGCGAGTTTGGCAAAAGCGTTGAGCATGGATTGGAAAAACCAGCCTCCTGCCCCAGAATACGTCCGCCCAAAGACGTTCTCTTCAGGCCCAAAAGCCACCGATTCAGGCGCAAAACGTGTCTGGCGCGAGGATTCAGGAGATGGGCAAGAGGATTCCGGCGACGGGTACGCCGAGACGATAAAAAAACATTGGCAAGAGGCTTGACGCGATTCTCGGCAACTGAGACACTGCTTAAGCAATCGGGACTAGAGCGGAGAGAGAACCTCCGCCAGGGTGAGGCATGTTTCCCTTGATGAACACCCGGTTGCATCAATTTCCAATGAATGTTTACACGGCCAAGGATGCAGCGAAGATGATGTGCATATGCACCGAGACGCTTCGCAGGATTGTCCGGCATGACGGGATCCAGCACAGGAGGATTGGCCGACGGATTTTGTTCACCGACTCCGACATCGCGGCGATTCTTGAGAGTCGGCTGATGACCGGAGCGGTGAACCCATACGCACGAAAAGTAAAACAAGAGAACAAAAGTACAGAAAATGAGTACAAACCCAGACTACACAGTGACAGTTCAGCAACCGTTGACGGTCAGCCCGCCTGACTCGACGACGTTCTACGACAGGATCAACAGCCCGCTTGATGCGGTCAAAACGATGGGCGATTGGATTGCCCATAGCGGAATGTTCGGATGCGTGAAACCGGAACAAGGATACGTCCTCGCCCTCGAATGTTTGGCGAACAGGCAGACTCCATTGGCTTGGAAGACGCAGAACCATCTCATCAACGGCAACATCACAATGAAAAGCGAGGCAATGCTCGCTGGGATGATGAACGCGGGATGGGACATCGACTGGATTCAGTTCGATGCTGCGGCTGCGGTCGCGGAGTTCATCAAGGGAACCAAGAAGGTCCGGGTCGCGTTCACGTCGGCTGATGCGAAGCTCGCCGGGATGTTGCCGGCAAAGCCTGGTAGTGGGTGGGCCAAGTTCCCCGCCGAGATGCTGCGTGCGCGCGTCATCAGCAAGGCGACACGTATGCTGGATCCCCGAATCACCCAGGGTCGATACACACCGGAGGAGGTGGCCGACTTCAGTGGCAGTCCATTGCCGGCACAATCGATTCCTGCGGTAACGGTTCAACCGGTCGCTCCATCCGCCACCGTCAACCAGTACACACTGGTCGATAAGCTGGAAATCATCCTCGAAGAACATGCGGATGTCGCCAACAAGTTCTTGATTTACAAGAACCTGATCAACGAAGGGCAGAACTTCAGGGACGTATCTTCAAAGGTTGCATCGATGATTGTCGGTGATTCAGAGGGGTT